ATGTTATGAAACAACATAAATGGCATAAAGAAATAAAAGCATGGGCTGAAGGTAAAAAGATTGAAGCTAAATGGTTATCTGATGAAAATGAAGAATGGCAATATGTTGAAACTCCAATTTGGGATGCAACTCATTGGGAATACCGCATTAAACCACAACCTAAAGAAATGAAACCTGAATTAAACGAAGAGTTTACATGGTGGTATGAAAGAGTATTTTTACAAAGCCCTAGTATGTGTGAACTTAAATACGACGATGAAAAAATGTGGCAAGCATGGGTAGCGGGCTATAAGTTAGGTCGTGATAATGCTTATAAAAGAAAAGATATACCGATTGAAATCTTTACCATATCAAAAGAAAAACATATTCATACAATGAATAAGGATAAAGGAGATAAAAATGGCTAAAAAAGCAAAATTAAAAGTATTAAATGTTAAAGATTCTGGTGATACTTGGGATATTACAGTAGATACTAATCAAGAGGGTCGTAGAATACTTATGCAAGCAGGTATAAATCAAGCATTAAAAAACATGGTAAATGATAATATAGACAAGTTATCATGGTGGGAAAGATTTAAATATGCTTGGAAATGTTCTTTAAACAAGAACAAATGTATCTAAAAAGAGAACAATATGACTTGGAATATAAATTAAAAAAAAGGGTTACGAATGATAGTCTACGGAGCTAAAAGAGTAGGTGGAAAACTATTATTAAGAAGATGGTTTAAACTTAGATCTTCTGATAGAAGAAAAAGATTAGACTTAGAAATGAAAAGGTTAAGAAAGAAATGGTGGCATTTTAAAACAAGGTGGGATGGTTGACATTTTGTAGATTTATGGTATAATATTATATAGTAGTATAGAAAAAGGAGAAATTATGTTAATTACATTAGTAGATGTTTCAACCCCTCAAGTCACTAAAACGGCTAAGGGTCAGTATCAAGCAATTGAAGTAAGTTACAAGAACGAGCAAGGACAGATTCAAGGTAAAAAACTTATGTCTTTTAGTAACCCTACAGTCTTTAAGGCTATTCAGGAGTTTGCTAAAGGTGACATTCTTAATGTTGAAGCTGTAAAAGACGATCAAGGCTATTGGCAATGGAAAGCTGTACAGAAGTCTGATGGTACAGAACCTGTGGCTACTTCTAAACCAGCAGCTAGTGGTGGAAAAGTAACAGGAAGTAATTATGAGACACCTGATGAAAGAGCTAAACGACAAGTTTATATTGTTCGTCAAAGCTCAATCTCAAGTGCCATTGAATTACTTAAATCCAATGGTAATGATGTAAAAGTTGACAATGTTTTATCAGTTGCTAAACAACTAGAAAACTATGTCTTTGGTAATGAGTCTTCGGACACACCTTCATAAGGAGTTTTAAATGAAAGAAGTTTGGGTAATACGAGTTGCATTAGGAATAATTTTAACCTTAAATTTATTTTGGATTGGACTTGTATTATCCAGTCTTCTAGCTAAAGATGGAGATAAATTTTTACACTATAAATTCAATCCTAGAGTTGTCTTAACAATTTCTAATATTGATTGCATGATTCCTGGTGTTAAAGATTTATTTCCATACTCAGCAATTGCTACAAGAGATGACGGAGAAAGACTTATTGGTTGTTACAGAGGTGAAGGTGAAGACATCATCATTCAATGGTATCATGGAGATCAAACAAAGATTCCTGCTAATGCGTTTCTATTAGACCCTAAAGGCACTAAAGAACCATTACAACCTCCAGTAAAAGGAAGTCTATGATAGCGTTATTAGATGGTGATATATTTGCATTCCGAGTAGCTTGTACTACTGAGAATGATCCTGATGGAATTGCTATCTATCGTATCAATGAAATGATAGAACAATGTTTGGCTGAGGTAGATGCTGATGAGTATAAAATATTCTTAACATCTAAAGATAACTTCCGTAAAAAGATTTATCCTGAATATAAAGCTAATCGCAAAACACCTCCTCCTAAACATTTAACATTTTTAAAGGATTATTTAATCAATGACTGGAGTGCAGTGGAAGCTGATGGGATGGAAGCGGATGATTACCTTGCCATTCATCAAACTGATGATTCTATTATATGTTCTATTGATAAGGATTTGCTTCAAGTTAGAGGCAAACACTACAATTTTGTTAAAAAAGAGTTTCACACAATTGAAGAGATTGAGGGACTACGAAGATTCTATGCACAGCTTCTAACAGGAGATAGTTCAGACCATATTAAAGGTATTGAGGGTATTGGTCCTGTAAAAGCTAATAAAGCTCTTATGTTCTGTGAAACAGAAAAAGAGATGTTTGATGTAGTTCGTGAGAAGTATAACAATGATGATTGGCTATTAATGAATGGCCGTTGTCTATGGATTTTAAGAAGTCTAGATGATGACTGGACTAAACATTATGAAAGGTTACTAAATGAATAAAGTATTATTATTTATATCAGTTTTATTATTAGCAGGCTGTGGTGAAGTAGACAATGTAGTAAATGATGTTAAATCTAGTACAGGTTTATTAGATAGAACTGTTACACTATATGCTAATGATGGTCATGTTATTAAAACATGGAATACTACAAACTTAATTGAATACAATGGACCCGTAGCTGCCTTTGTAGATAAACAAGGTACTAATGTTAGAGTATCAGGTACCTTCATTGTGGAGGGTAAATAATGAGTAAAGGTAATTCACCAGCATTTCCATGTCAAGATAGTAAAAAGAATGTTTACACAGGTATGAACCTTAGGGACTATTTTGCATTAGAAGCTATGCATGCTCTTTTAACTAAAGAAGGCTTTGATGGTATTAAAAATGAAGCACAATATAAAGCTGAAGAGTGGTATCAGATAGCAGATGCAATGCTTGATGAACGATTAAAGTATAAATAATGGACTGGACTGAAGGACGTAAGAAATCATTTATAACATCTGTATTAAGAAGTGGCTATCGGAGGTGGCCTCCCAAGTATGAAACACTCAAAGAAGCACAAGCGGGAAAGAAAGAAAATGTTAAAACTAAACGAATTGCAATGCACTACACATGCAATCTCTGTAAAGAAGACTTCCCTGCTAAGGAAGTTCAAGTTGACCATATTGAACCTGTGGTGGACTCTAAGCAAGGATTTAAGACCTGGGATGTTTTCATCGACAGGCTCTATTGCGATAAAGAAAATTTACAAGTCCTCTGCAAAACGTGTCACTCGTCAAAAACATTAACAGAAAAGAAAGAGAGAACTAGTGCAAGTAAAAAGCCTAAAAAAAGTAGAAAGCGACAAGTTTGATCTTGTACTGGAAGTTAATGAAGAAGAGGCTAATTTCTTTGTAAACATTGCACTTGACTATCTTGTAGGAACTATAGCAATAATTAGACAGAATAAAGAAGCAGAGATGGATCTATTAAGTCAGATACCAGATGAGGAATTTATTAAAGCATGAGTAGTAATAATGAATTAAAACTTCTAGTAAAAGAATTATTTGATGATTATTTAGACTTAGTAGAAGAAACAGATTCTGGTCGTCAATTTAATCCTATATACATTTCATGTGTGAGAGCTATGAAATCACAACCATTAAGTAAACTATTAAAAAGAATGAGAGAATTATCACATGAGTAAGAATGATATAACAGGTGATTGGATTAAATCTAAACCAAACTCTGAAATGTTTGAAGAAGGCTGGGAAAGAGTTTTTGGTAAGCAAAAAGAAGTAGAGAGTCCTTGCATTGGTGTATGTACTCTGATTGAAGGTATATGTAAAGGTTGTAAAAGAACTACTAGAGAGATAACAGAGTGGTATGATTACAATAATAATACTAAACAGGAAGTATTAGATAGGATTAAAAATGAACACAGTTGAGCTATTTAAAGACAATGGGTATGTGCATCTAAAAGACTTCTTGCCTAAACATACTTGTGAAGAACTTACTACAGAACTTAAAAGACTTGTTGCAGAGAACAAAACAGTCAATGATCCTCAATGTCCTTTATCTGAAGCAGTACATGGTGCTGAAGCCTTTGATAGACTACTTGAATACTTAACACCTTACTTTGAGAAGGCTAGTGGCCTACGTTTATTCCCTACTTATTCATATGCTAGATTATATGATACTCAAGGTGAAGAATTAAAAGTACACCGTGATCGTCCTGCTTGTGAAATCAGTGCTACTTTAACCTTAGGATTTGAAGGTGATGTATGGCCTATATATATGGGTGATGCAGAAGATAAGTCAGGTGCTTCTGAGATTAAAATGGAAGTTGGTGATGCTGTAATGTATCGTGGTATGGATAAATACCATTGGCGTGAACCTTATACTGAAGGTAAATGGCAAGCACAAGTATTCTTACACTATGTAGATCAAGATGGTCCTCATGCTGAATGGAAGTATGACAAGCGAGAATCATTAGGTATCAGTAAAACAATATGTGAACCTGTAGCTCAAAACCCTCAATTAGATGTAGCTTATGTTATGCAAAAGGCAGTATCAAATGCTTTCTGTGATAAGTTAATTGAAGAGTATTCTAAACCTGAAGTAGAAAAAGAACAACCATTTATTGGTGAAGGTAGAGACCCTGAAAAGAATATCAACCTTAACATTCGTAATGTATTAAGACTTCCATTACCTATGAACCAAGGTATAGGTGCTACTTTAACGTCTTGTGCTTTAAATATGAACCATGCTTTTTGGAAGTTTGATGTAACACATTCTAATCAAACAGAGTTTCTTATGTATGATGTCAATGGTAAGTACGAAGCTCATGTAGATACATTTCATCAACATGGAACAGAAACTCGTAAGCTTACAGCACTAGCTATTCTTAATGATGACTTTGAAGGTGGTAAGTTTTATATTATGAATGGTCATGATAAGATATACCCACCACAAGCTAAAGGTGATATAATTGTATTTCCTTCTTTTATGCTTCATGGTGTAGAACCCGTAACAAAAGGTATGAGATATACAGTAGTAACATGGATGGTCGGTCCATACTTTAAATAGGAGATAGAATGAGTAAAATATTATTATTAGATATTGAAATGGCTCCTAATGTTGCACATGTTTGGGGTATTTGGGATCAGAACATTGGCATCAATCAGTTACAAGAGTCATCTTATGTTATGTGCTATGCCGCTAAATGGCTAGGTGATAAGAAGATGATGTTTGACTCTGTTAAGAAGAGTGGTGATAAGAAGATGTTAGCTGGCATCCATAAGCTTCTAGACGAAGCTGATGCAGTAATACACTACAATGGTAAACGCTTTGACATACCAAGTCTTAATAAAGAGTTTCTATTACATGGTATGTTTCCTCCAGCACCGTTTAAAGAGATTGACTTATTGACTGTAGCTAAAGGTAGATTTAGGTTTGTATCTAACAAGCTAGACTATGTAGCACAGTCATTAGGTTTGGGTAAGAAAACAGAACATAGTGGTCATGAGTTATGGGTTCAATGTATGGCAGGTATTCCAAAAGCATGGAAGTTGATGGAGGAATACAATAAGAATGATGTAATCCTCTTAGAGAAGGTGTATGAACGATTTAAGCCATGGATCAAGAATCATCTTAACCGTAACCTAGTTGAAGGTACTGACTTATGCTGTCCTACTTGTTCTTCTAAGAACTTCCAAAGACGAGGCTATAATTTGACATCTGCTGGTAAATACCAACGCTATCAATGTAGAGCCTGTGGTAATTGGTTTAGAGATAATAAGAATCTTAAAGAAAAAGGCTCATTAAAGCTTGTAAATGTTTAAAAAGGATGGTATAATAATAGTATGAGTGCATTAAGTAAACAGGTAGATGGAGATCATTACAAAAAGTTAGTAATACAACCAGCAGAATATAACCATGCTAATAAAGTACCTTTTATTGAAGGTTGCATTATTAAGTATGCTACTCGCTGGAAAGATAAAGGTGGTATTAAAGATTTAGAAAAGATTATTCACTTTGCCGAATTACTTATAGAATTGGAATCTAAAAATGCGAAAACTAACGGAAGATGAAAGAGAATGGGTGGATGAAGCTCCTTCTATGGATAGTGCTTACGAAAGAGTGGCTATGCTAGAGGGTCTTGTTGTCAAGCCATTGTTTGATGAAAATAAGGGTGGTATACCTGATTACTTAAAGAAAGATGGAACATAAGATGTTGACCTTAGAAGAATTAAAAGAGAGATTAGCTGAAAGATTAGATGAGATCACTCTTTTAGAATTACTTAGTATTAACTCTTATGATCTAGTAAATAGGTTTGAAGACTTTATTGAAGATAACTATGATAAACTAATGAAAGAGATAGAAAATGACTACGAAATTGACGAACTACAGTAAGTTTATCCATAAAAGCAGATATGCT